CCATCGGGCAGGCCGACGCCATGGCCATCCTTCGGCGTGATCATCGCCCAACCGGCAGCAGTGTACTCTGTCAGCTTGCCATCGTTCCCGTCCCAGGAGCCGGTTGCGCCCGTGGCAATCACATAGGTATCGCCGATCGCCGGCGCGACTGGAGGCGCGGTCAGCGAGATCGATTTGACCGGTATCCAGGGCGTGACGGTAAGCCGCTGCAGAGCGACCATCATCGACGGATCGACAACGATCGTCACATTGGCGATGTCCGAAAACGCGACTTCAAGGCGAATATTGCCCGATACCGTCTGCCCCGACGCGGGCAACGGCTTGTTGATTGCCGGGTTGTAATGGGCAATCGCGATCAGATCGCCGTCGCTGTCGATCAGCCCGCTTTCCCTGATCGTGTAAGGCCCGTCTTCGGCCGCAAGGAATGCGTCGAAATAAGCGACGTTCGACGCGCCGACCACGGTCCCGCTGCCGCTGATCGTCTTGCGGTCGACCTCATCATAAAGCGCGGTTTCCCCGCCGCTCGGAACCGTGACGCCTTCGCCGATCGCTATGTGCGTGATCTCGATGGTCGTGGCGTTGGCCAAGGCCGCGGCTTCCTTGGCGCGGCCCAGATTGGTCATGATGGCGAAGGAAGATTGAACCATTTTTTACACCTTGCGATGGGCTGTTGCGTTAAAGAGTGTCGCTGCGGTGGCCCCGAGATAGGACGAGGCGCGGATCGTCGAACCGCCGAACTCGTAGGGATGAGCGACCGCCGTAATCGACATCTGGCTGGTCGCGCCGACATAGAGCGGGCCACGCGCTCTCAGAACCGCGACAGTCGTGAAGACGCGGCTTTTGGGCTTTGCGGCGGCAACGGACTGGATGGCGAAGCCATGGGTCTGGACATCAAAAACCGGGCCGCCGTCCTGATAGATGATCTCGACCCTGAACGTGCCGCGTCGGCCGCCATCCTGCCACCACTCGATGATCCGCGTTTCGAGTTCGAATGCGGCTAAAGCCCGGCGCACCGCGCCGAGCGTGCCCTTGACCCGGTGGACCGCAGGCGACGCGGCGACAACCGCACGTTTTCGTGCTTCGCTCCAGTCGTTCGACCAGACATCAACAGAGACCGCCCAGGCAAGGAACGGCAGAAGCTCGGACGGACAGCGCCACGGGTCCCACAGATCCTGGATAGAGATGCCGACGCCATCGGCGCGGACGGTGTCCACATCGGACAGGACGCGCTGAAGCCGGGTCGAATTGGCCGGGAGCTCGGTTACGGAATTGCGCGCCACGTGTCCGCTCCTTCCTCGACCGTGATGGTGATGCCGGTGCAGGTGGCCGCTCCCTTGGAGCCCCGGTCGATGTCGGCCGCAGGCGCGGTCAATTCGATCTCGGTGACATCGGTGACCCGGAGCGCGCCGCCAAGACCCAGCCGCTGGACGATTGTCCCGATGCGCCGGCGCGCGGCGACATAGGCTTCGACCTGTTTGCGGGCTTCAGCTGCAACCGGTTGCGGATCGGCGCCCGGTGCAATCCTGATCGTGGCCTCGACTTCGTATTCGTGATCGTCGGCCAGTTCCACTGTGACCTTGTCGCCAAGCGGACGGACGTTTTCGGCCGTGACCGCCGCATAAACGCGGTCGATCAGAGCCGGTCCGCTTCCCGCATAGGCAAGGCGGGGAAGGATTACGACGAGGATCTCCGGAGCCAGGACCGGATCGTTGTTGGCATAGACCGCGCCGTCTTCCTCGGAATAGGCGGCGGCGTCGGCCACATCGCCGGTCCCGTCAAGTTCGAGGGCGTGAAACACATAAGCCCCTTCCGGTCCGGCAGTCGAGAATGCTTCCGGTGCGAGGACGATCCGGTTCTTGAAAGTCTGATCGGCCTCCATGATCGGGTCACCGGTTTCTTCATCCGTGCCGACAACCAGGCGCGAGATCCCGTAATAGGTCGCCGCGATCTGGTCGAGGTAGCTGCCCCAGGAAGAGGCAAGCATGACGGCGCGGACCTGGTCGTTGATTTCCGCCCTGATCCCGACCTCGCGATCGGCTCCCAGGATCTGATCGATCTTGACCGGATCGCTGTCGAGCATGTCGACGTCATAGGAGATGCCCGCTGCGTCAGCCTTTGTCCGGAAACTCTCCATGCGCTGGTCGACAATGGATTGATGATCCGGTTCGACCAGCGGAAGTCTGGGCAGGCGTGCGAGATCGGGGGCGATGAAACGGCTCATGCGGCAATCACCTCGATACGGCCAGGACCCGATACCGGTTCCGGAAAGGCAATGATGTCAGCGGTCTTCATCTCGGCGTCATCAAAAATGCCGAGATGGCCACGCGGATAGAAAATGCCTGACAACATGAACGAGAACGCACCATCACGGCCGCCCTTGACCATCTCGATTGTTTCAAGCTTGAAGCCGGGCTCAAACTGGTCAATCGCTTCGGCGACTGCACGATAAAGCGAAATCAGCGTGATGGCCGATGCGTTCTGATCCTGAATGGACCAGATATCCGCGCCGAACAGCCGCCGCCATTTGAGTGCGCCGACATGCGTGGTCAGAATGACCCGGACCGACTGGACGCAATGCGCCCAGCCGGTCAATGGCTTGCCTGTCTGTGCGTCCACACCGCTTCTCATGAGTGGTTCAAACCTCCTTTGAAGGCCGTTCTAGACGGCTTCGATTTCGCCGTTGCGTTGGGGGTGTTCAGCCTGCGCATCGCCAAGCCAGAGCGTCTTGCCCTTGGCGGGCGAGCGCTGGCCCGCGACGAAGGCACCCGCGTGATCGGTGACGCGGTATTCGCGTCTGCCTTGCTTGTCGCGTTTGATTTTCGGCTCCTCTGCGGCGCGTTTGGGCGCGTCTGTCTCGCCATTGTTGCCGGTTGCTGGTTTGGTCATCCTGTTTCCTTTCCTCATGCAAACACCTCATCCGCGCCGCCGACGGCCTCGTCAAACCCGCTGTCGAGATCGGTGACCCGATGAACTTTCTTCGAACCGTTATTGAGCCGGGTCTTGCCATGGGTGACGATTTCACCGGCGGTGATGTCGACGCGGCAACCGCCTACGGCGAGCGAAATCTTTCCCGGCGTCACGGTGATCGTGGCGTCGCCGTGTTTCCAGACCTTGGCCTTGCCCTCTCCCGGTGTCGGGTTGTCGTCGGTATGACCGACATCCATGGCGACGCTCGCCGGACCGATCACACCGCCGGGCGACAAGAGCCGCATGGGCTGGCCGACCTGGCGCTGGGTGTAGGAGGAGTAGCCACCGACGCCGTCGCCGGCTTCTTCCTGGACACGCACCCAGGGCGACAGGAACGGCTGGCCGCCATTCTGTGCCGGTTCGAGTTCGAGCCGCACCCGGCTGCCGTCCACGTCGGCTACCCGTCCGTCGACGACGACATGGGCCAATGCCGTCCGCAGGCCGGCGATTTCCTTGCGCATCATTGAAATCTCGCTGGCGTCGCTCATGGCTGGCCTTCCGGATCTTCCATCAGGTTTTCGTCGTTCACGTACAGCGCGGTGACCACGTTTCCGGCGTCGTCATAGATGTTGGTGCCGATCTCCCGGAGCCTGGTTGTCCAGGTCACCGCCACGAGCGAGACGCCGCGTGAGCGGATCGCAGCCGACATGACCGGTTCAAGCGAGACCTTCTCGGCCATGCCCACCTTGGCGAGACCCCAGTGATTTCCCGATCCCATAAGGGTGAGAACCGCTTCAGCAATGACCAGGGCCTTTGCGTCACGTTCGTCTTCGCGACCCTCTGTGACGATGAAGGCGGCGCAGTTGGCCTGAAGCGTCACCTGTCCGGTGGCTTCCAGACTGACCGGGGACTTGAGCACAGCGACCAGAACAGCCGGCGCTCTGATCGAGCGTTCTGACAGCGCATCAAGATTGAAGCGCCCGCCCAGTGCCCGGCATTCCCTGAGCTCCGGCAGAAGTGCTGAAATCTTGCCGACAACGGCCGCCTTGAAGGCTTCGATCCGCCCGGTCATTGCAGGGTCCCTCCGGCTGCTGCGGCGATCGTGTCGACAATCATGTCGAATATGTCGGTCTGATCCTGACCGGAGAGACCGAGATAGGGCCGCGCCGGGATATCCGCCTTCATGGCGAAGACAAGCTGATTGCCGACCATGAATGCAAGCTTCCTGGCATTGACCGGCTTGATGGTTCCGCCAAGCTGGTGGATCGCCGCGTAGACAAGAGCCGAGCCGATTTCGACGGAGCCGGACCCGGTCCGGTAATCGATGGAGGCGGCAAGATTGCCGGATTGATAGAGCGTCGACGTGCCGGCCTGATTGGGCTTCCAGCTTGCGCCATCGGGCGAAGTCTTGGTGACCTCGATACGCTCCCGAGTGCTTTCTTGCAGAAGCCGCCCGATCGCATCAAGCAACTCGCCCTGGTCAAGAGTTTCGATACCTTCAATCGCCTGGATTGCCTGATCGAAACCTTCGTCTCTGATCTGGATGCCGACGCCGCTCATTCTGCCCGCCCCCGGCCAAAACGCCTCGGCTCGGCCGAGAAGGCCGAACCGCCGGTGGAACCTTGACCCGCACCGCCATCGATCCTGGGCTCGTCACGGCCGAGACCGGCCTTGCCCTGCGCCATCAGCTTCAGATAGTCGATCGCCTGCTTGTAGCGCTCGACCATTGTTTCGGTGAGCCGTGAATGCCGGTTGGCAAGGACGTAAGCGGCAATGTCGATTGCCGGCCGCTTGAGCACTTCAGGCTGGCCAGTCAGCGGCAGGGTGTAACGAGCCGACAGGTAGCCGTCGATCTCGGCCGAAGCATTGCCGAGCGCCGCCGCGATCGCCTGATCCACATCGGCAATATCGGACGGCAAAAGGTCGGCGATGAATTCGCCGCCATAGATGGTCTCGATGTCCGCTTTTGTCGCGTAGGCCATTGTGGATCCGCTTGATTGGTGGGGCGGCGGGCCGAATTGCCCGCCGCCCGGTCACACTCTCGGGGGGGTTATTCTTCGGTGTCCGCCATCTTGATCTGAAGTTCCGGATCTCCAGCCAGGGCTTTTTGCTGGGCATCGGAAAGATCAGCGACCGGGATGGTGACCGGAGACAGGCCGACCCGG